CTCCGACTCTGTAGGTCGCACGTTCGAATCGTGTCGGGCGTACCAGCTAAACCCCTAGAGCCGCAACGGTTCTAGGGGTTTTCTTATTGCAAACTTTCGTTCTGTTTTTCACTGTAAATCACCCTTTTCCACCATCGAATGGTGGAAAAAATGGTGGAAAGAATTCACTGGCTCAGAACGGCAATTCCTCCTGAGAATCAATCTCCTTAAACGTGGTATCGTTGACCCAAGAGTTGTTTATGTGTTCCAGTATGTCATGTTGTTGTAACCCGTCCTCGGTCATCTCGTAGAGCTTTGTAATCCGGCTGTAAAACGCTTCCCAGACTTCGGGGTATGATTGCCGTATGTTCGGATACTGTGCCTTGAGCGGCAGATTGGAAACGACATAGACAACGGTGTAACACGCCTGTCTGTTGGCATATCTGGCGGGGAGCTTGAGCGGGTAACGGTCTAAGTAGTTGTTCATGTCGGTAACAGGTATCTGGGAGCGGAATTCATCAAAGACAAGAACGCTCTCCCCGGTGTAGCTGTCAAAGGGGTGTTTGTAGTCCGTGACCCTGTATATATCGTCTCTACTGTGCGCATTCATCACCGTGCGGGTTTTGCCTATCCGGGCTTTGCCGTAGACATAAATAACGGTTAGCGCTCTGTCTTTGTCTTTCCATAGGCTGTATCGGTATTCCTGCCGGACTTGCTCTATGAGAGTGTGGAAGCGTATATACTCCGGGTTGAGGTCGTATATCTCTACATTTGATTTTCCGTCTTGGATAAACTCATACAGCTCGGCGAGGTCAGTTCTCGCTCCCTGACGGTCTACAGGCAGTTCGCCCCATTCCTCAAAGGTGCCGTCTATCTTGGTGCCGTGCTTATCGTCTGTTTCCCATTTACCCTCTTTTAGGATGTACTCCCTGTTTTCCAGTGCCGTACCCCGTGCTTCCTCAATGTGGGCGGTGGGAAAGGCTTTTTTGACAGTGGAGAAGCGGACGGGGGTCTTGTTGTGTATGTATAAGTGGGTGTGGTACGTCTCGCCCTGTTCATCAGCCATGCAGTAGTAAATAACGGGCTTCATGTTACCGAGAGCTTCCTTGATTTTGTCGTGCGTGAAACCATGCTCGGCGGGGTTGTTAATGGTAAGCACCCATTTCCGGGATTGCGTATCTTTAGTGTTTGCCATCGTGTACCCCCCCTTTTGCTACAGAAGTAAATTTTTTTGAAATATCGTTGTAAGTATTGGTATTGTTAGGATTGACGGATTGGTGCTTTTGTGTTGCTACAACTGCTACAAATGCCGTGTAGCAGTGTTGCGCCTTAGAGCCGCAATCGCTACAGAGGTGCTACAGAAGTGGTCAGGTAATACTAAGGGGCTTCGCCCCCGCTGACCACTTCCGGGGGCGGTTCAGCATGTTCCGCGCCGTCACCCTGCGGCGGGGCCCCCAGACCCCCGCCGCAAGCTGGCGGCACGTCTCCCGCTGACTGCTCGTCCATGTCATCGTCTTCATCGTCCCCCCAGCCGTGGAACTCGGCGTAGCTGTCGTACATATTCGCCAGTTTACGCTTGAACCGGAAGAATTTCTTGCCGTTAAGCTCGTTTGCCCCGTACCACAGCTCAATAGCGACAAATACCTTGATTCGGAATAGGGTCAGCAGTAAGCCGATGAAACGGAAATTGTTCACTTTCCGGTGTACGACGTTGTACTCGGCCATGACACGGATTTGCCTGTCTATCATCCTGTCCCACTGCGTTATCATAATAATATTGTAGCCATACTTGCGGTGCTGGGAAAAGAACTTAACCCACTGCTCCCGCCCCTTGGCGTTGAAAGCGCGGCAGTTAAACAGGATGGCGCATTCGTCTATAATCAGGAGCGTTTGCCCCTCCTTGCCTTTCTTGTGGTTTTTCTTCGCGTACCGCACCAGCCGCTTAACGGTGATATCGCCGTTATCCCAATAGAGGGGCAGTTTCCCGGTGCGCTGTTGCTTCTTGGTGGGGACTATCGGGAAGTTGGCGATGACCTGTTGTCCTCTTAGGCTGGCGTCCAGTATCTCTTGCGCGGCGTGGAGGGATTTGCCGCTTCCCGGTGTGCCTGTGTACATCCATATCACGGCGCTACCTCACCGCCTTAACCAAGCGCAGTATCAGCGCGTACAGATACCATACGCCGATAGCGACGCCCCAGCCTACGAGGATATTAACGGCTTCCTGCACCGGGAGAAAGTGATTGATGTAGCCCATCAGCTCACCGTCAAAAACCAGCTCCATCGCGGCAAACGGCGATATTGGCAACAGCCACACAATGCCGTCCGCTATGCCGGACGCGATGTCTATCAGCGTGTTTACAATTCCCTCTACCATGTTATCAACGTCCTTGTTGCCATAATCAGGCCAATGGAAAACAGTATCAGCATACCCGTTCGGAATATCTTCACCAGCATATCAATTCCATCTATGTTGAAATCCAGCGTTATCTTCCCGGCGTCGCCGGGGAAGAAGGGCAGAATGTTGACCTCTATCGGCTCGAATTCTTTCGGAGGCGCGGTAAAGGCTGTGAATATGCCTATCAAGTCAAACGGCAGACAGAATGGGAAGACGCTTCCCAGCCGTGACCAACTGTCGCGGAGCCGGGGCCAGCGGATATCCCGGGGTAAATCCGTAACGTCATCGTCTTCCTTTTCTTTCTCCTCTTCCCCCTCTTTGGTATCCGTTCCCGTATCCGTGCCGGTGTCCGTTCCTGTTCCCGTGTCCGTACCCGGTATGGTTCCTGTGCCGGTATCCGTCTGCGGCAAGGTCGGGTCATGGTCTCGCAACCGGCGCATGAAATCATCCCAAGGCATGGTGCCCGTCCCTGTCGGAACTCCCGGCAGGGGTATCGGCGGCAATATGTACCTCCCGCGCCCTTCATCGTCCTTTGGGATTGCGCCCCATGTGGCCGCCGCTGTGTTGACGATGGGAAGCGCGGGGAGGCCTAACCATGCGCTTTTTACTACTATATCACCTACCAATGTGTGTGACTGTACATCCGTCCCATTTCCAGCCAAAACCCACCCCGGCACTATGATTATGTCGTAACCTTCTGGGTAGCCTCCGAATGACCCCGAACGGGATACCAGTATCATTAGTCTAGCAGGGTTACTCATTGAACCGGGATAACTTGAGTTATTTGCAACGACGTCTCTTGAAATATCAATTAGGTATCCGTCAGTGGTCATTTTTACCAATCTCACCACATCTACATACTGTCCCAAATCATTTACTGCGGGGTATACTCCTACAATTTGCCCGTCCGGGGCATAATATTCCGCCCCTATAGGCGCTATATACATATCGTATTGAGGCATACCGTATAATCCTGAATTGTTGGCTCCCACATATCCACAATCCATCATGTTGAGCGCTTGAATTGGTGTTAATGGCGGCAGCGCTTGCGGGGCGGGGGCGGTTTCGGTGGTACCGAAGAGGTTGTTTATCAGTGTGCCGAAGACGCCCGCTACCGTGCCGCCGAGGGCTAGGCCGACATCCATTCCAGCGGTTCCGGCGTAATGAAGCGGGTCGGACGGGTCTATTTCCTCTATGCCGTCCAGCAGTATCCCCCACCATGCGGTATCTACCTTGCTCTGTAGCTGCCGATGGTGAAACGCCAAGTTTTCCCCCGGGGTGTTGGGCGTAACGGCGGCGTAGTATCGTTCAAATTCTTCTTGATAGTTCGGCGCGTCATAGGCAACGCCAGCCGCCGCGAGGAGTTGCAGTACACGGGCTAACTCCATGTTATCCAGTCCCATCTCCTCGTTTATCCGTACGCTTTCCCTGTAATGCTCCAAGCTGGCGTTGAACTCGTTCTTTTTTGTTATGGGGATTCCGGTTATAAAGTCTTCATTTGCGTTAAGCCGCTCCATTGCGTCATAGGCGGCGTAGAGTGCGGCTATGTCAAATATCTGCCGTATGGCTTCCAGCGTCAGGGGCAGGGTGATAGGGTCTACGGCTTGCGCCTTGAGGGTCAGGCCGGGAATGACGGTTACGGACAGCAGAACGGCGCACAGCGTCAGAGCGACTATGCGTTTGGCTATGCGCTGATTGCGTTTCATGGGGGTGTACCTCCTTTATGATGGCATTGGGGGGGAGCGGGTGGCTCCCCCCTTGCGGCTGGCGCGGGGGTTTAACCCGCTTTCGAAGTGATTTTCTTGAAGAACTTCACCGCGAAGCCGATTGCCACGGAAATGCCGAGGATGGGAAGCGCGATGGGCAGGATGATGCCGATGCTCGACATAATCTGCGCGGCCGCCGCCTCGAAAGCGCCGCCCATCAATTCCGTAAGGTTTACCGTGGTGCTTACAGGTTCCATGTTCCTTCTCCTTTCTCTGGTTTTCTATGCTCACGCTTTCGCGTTCACACCACTGCTTTTTTAGGAGCAGGTTAACCTCCTTGCGGCTGGCGCGGGGGTTTAACCCGCTTTCGAGATAAGTTTTTTGTAGACCTTCACCGCAATGACGATTGACACGGAAATGCCGATGATGGAAACCGCGATGGGGGTGATGATGATGAGAACCGATATGATTTTCTCGGCTACCGACTCGAAAGCACCAGTAAGTATGGCATCAAGTTCAGGATCCATGTTCCTTCTCCTTTCTCTGGTTTTCTATGCTCACGCTTTCGCGTTCACACCTTGGTTACGAGCTTGAAGATGCTGATTGCTTTGGACACGCCCCACACGATGAACCACGCCGCCATTGTGACGGCGAATCCGGCGATTGTCGCGCCGACGAACAAACCTACGTCTACCATTTTCTCAACTCCTGTATCACCGCTACCGCTATCACAGCGCCGAGGATGAAGCCCCCGACGAATAATAGCGCTTGCGTTCGTTCATCGCCTATACGGGTCATTTCCGCTTGGTGTTCGCTGATAGCGGCAAGCAATGGGGCGTAATCGGCGCTTTCTGCTGGCAGGGCTTGGGGTTCTGTATCGTGTCCGCTCTGCCAGTCCTCTAGTCCGGGTTCCTCCGGGGCGGCTTCCAACATGGTTTGCGGGGTTGCCGGGGTTTGGGCTTGCGCTGTTGGCGCTGTCATCATCAGAATGGCTATCATCACGCAGAGCGCCGCCCTGATTCCCGACGTGATTGCGGGAATATACAGCCAATGTTTCATCGCTCTTTCCTCTCCCAGCGCAGTATGATAAGGATTGCTATACAGCCGACTACAGCTATACCAAGTAATGCTGTTTGGATTGCCATGTGATTTGTCCTCCTTTACTTGCCGGGCTTGCCGGTGGCGCTGGGGGCTTCAACGACTTCACCGTCCGGGGTCACTTCCGTCATCGCGTACGTGATGATGGTGCCGACAGGAACAAAACGGTCTATGTTTTTCGTCTTGTCGGTCTCGGCGAACTGATAGGCTTTTCCCATCTTGCTGATGCCTTCCGTGATTGCGCCCAGCCTTGCGTACGGTTCGCCCGTTTCCTTGCCGTATCCGGCGCTTAACACTAAGTATCTCTCTACCATTGGGCTTGTCCTCCTTTCTTTGTTGTGATGTATCGTTACCGGGGGCGCGCTCCCCGGTTAGCGAACTGGTTTTCCCGCTTTGTAGTCCTCTGCCGTTTGCCGACCGTTGCAGACGGGGCAGTAGATGGTACCTATCCCGTCGCTGTGACTCCATCCGTCGCTATGCAATAAAGCCCACAGCCCGCGAGGGGTTGTAACGCCCCGCTTTGCCCACCCTCTGCCGCAGTCACACTGTACACAGGTGACTATCTGGGGGTGTTGATAGGCGCTTACGCTTTGGGATGGGGTTGTGTTCATGGGGGCACCTCTCTTTGGTGTGTATTTTCTGATACCATGCCACAGCGCGGGGGCGGCGGCGCGGGAGAACGCGCGGGAGACGCTGGCGGCAAACTCGGCGCGTTGCGGGGAGCGGGTACGAACGCCGAAGCCTGTGCGGGGGAACGGGGACGCTTGTGGAAATGATGGAAAATTCCCTGCAAGCGGAGTGTTCTGCGTGAGGTTTACCACAGTCCCGCTAAGGACGAAAAGGGGCGGCGTGACTATGGAAAACCCCACTTGAACACTAGACCCGCTTGCATGGTTTTTCCACATTACCACAAGGGCACTGGCGGAGACGTTCCGCCTGCGGCGGGGGTGTTTGTTTGTCTATAGAACGATAGATTCAGGAGGAGCACGGGGGGACGGTGGGCAATCCGCCGCCCCCGCGCTTTGGTTGGGGGGCTAATCAATCGGCGCGACGCGCCCGGTACACATCAACTCGGCGATATCGTACGCGCTGACACGTTTGCTCGGCCCGACGCGCTTGACGGTGATTCCCGCCTTGTGGAACTCATGGGGCATGGTGTTTATGCCGCAACCTATGATTTTACTGGCTTGCGCGAAGTTGAAATAGGCTTGTCCGCCATGTGCCTTGACTATCAGTTCCGCTTGCTCTTTTATCTCTGTTTTCATGGGGCTACCTCTACCAGTTACTTAACTCAATAATGATGCAGTTCCGCTCACCGTTTTCGCTTTTGCCGGTATAGGCGCGGTATATTCGCCGCTCATCTTCGGCAATCAGTACCCACATCCTATTGGCTCTTAGGTCTGACACCTTGCCCTCGCACAACAGCGAGCCGTCGCGCTTGGTTATCCGTACATAGCCGTGGTCTCCAATTTGCGTGTCGAGGTACTTTTTCAGATTGTTGTAATTGCTTCCCATTGACGTTTACTCCCCCTGCCCGGTGCCTTGTTGCACCTGCGGCGTCTAGCTATACTAATATATTAGCATGGCTAGAAACGCCTGTCAAGAGTATTTCTAAGAATTTTTCAAAATTTCTTGATTTTTATTAGCGTTGCTGTATAATGGTGACAAGGAGTGATTTACAGTGAACAAAATTAAGGATTTACGAAAAAGTGCCGGCCTATCTCAAACCACACTCGCAAAAATACTCCATGTTCATCAATCGGCTATCGGCCAATGGGAAACGGAGCGGACATTTCCCGACATCGAGAACCTCAAAAAACTTTCCTCTCACTTTGATGTCTCAATCGACTACATCCTCGGACACACGAACAACCCGAACTCGGAGAACGTAAAAAGCCCCGTCTACGATGACGAGGCGCTAGCAATTTTGGAAGAATTACACAAAAATCCGAATTATAAGCTCCTTTGTCACACATCCCGCAATGTAAAAGCTTCCGATTTAGCCATCTTAATGCAGATGGCTGATAGAATGTCGGAGGAATACCGTGATTGAATATGACAACATCATTGTGAGGGTTCAGGATATGCCGCCGAGGGTAAAAGGCTTTGTAAGAAAGTCCCCGGACGGTATGCACAACATATATCTGAACTCCCGGCTCACCTACGAAGCGATGACTAATGCGTTTTTACATGAACTGGAACATATCCAGCGAAACGACCTTGACACGGACAAGCCTATTACTGAATTGGAGGGGTAAAATATGTTTAACGATGCAGACCAATTAGCATATATTTTTATTTTTGCATTTGTTTTCATTATTCTCGCTATTATTGTCCTTTCCATCGGCGCTATCGCCATTCACCTTGACCGACGCAGACAAGCCCGAAAGCATACCCAGACCAACACCCGCGCTTCTAACCATCGAGTTACACATAATCGCAACTACTTACCCAGATATTCTAAATTCATCCCTACCAGACAAGGCGAGTGTTACGATATTATTAGTTCGTGGAGCTTGGATAAAACTTCTGACGAAATGATAATCCATAACTTAGACCCTCATGCTGATAACGCGAAAATGGTTATATACAAGACTAGGCAAGGGTGGCTTATGCGAATGTATGACCTAAACGGAAATCTCATACAAGAGAACAATAAAATTACTACGCATGGGCTGGCTAATGAGTTTTTCAGTATGCGGCAACAACCGCCAGCGCAACAACCGACACCGAAAGAAAAGCCAATTAAAACGTATACCATAGAAATTAAATAGGGGTAACCACCATGCCTAAGAAAAAGCCATCTCGCTACCGCTCTACTTTTTACTACGAGGGCAAGCGACACGAAGCCACGGGTAAGACGCAGAGAGACTCAGACAAAAAGGCCGCGCTCAAGCTGGATAAGCTCAAGCGCGGTGAGATTAGCATAACGAGCAACATGACCGTGAAGCGTTGGGCAGAAGAATGGCTTGAGGTTTACAAGCGGCCAGTCATCGGCGAGGGGCATTATAAAAACTACCTCATACACATTAACAGCGTCATCATTCCCGCCATCGGCGGTCTTACGTTGAAAAGCGTCAAAGACGTCCATTTGCAAAAAATCCTAAACAGCCGTGCCGGGAAAAGCAAATCAGACCTTTCCAAGCTCCGCATGACCTTAAAAGCCATGTTTCAACGGGCATATCAATCCGGGCTTATCGCTAAAAACCCTGCTGAATTTTTAGAGCTACCCGCCGCAACCGAGGGCAAGCGCAGAAGCATCACGGACAAAGAGCGCACTGCCATCTTAAAATTAACAGAGACACACCACGCCGGCTTATGGGTCAAGACCCTCTTATATACCGGCCTGCGTCCGGGAGAGACTAGGGCCCTTGACTGGCGGCACGTCGACTTCAAGAATAAGCTAATCCATGTTGAACAATCCATGAAAGCAAGAACTAAAAACATCGACACGCCTAAGACTTCGGCAGGGGTCAGGGACATACCCATCCCCAATCATTTGCTTTCAGCGCTCAGAGCGTCCAAGGGAAATCCTTTTGTACCAGTATTCACACAACCGACCACCGGAAGACGGCACACCACAACAAGTATGCGCGGTCTTTGGCTAAACTTCAAACGGGAGCTTGATATCAGCATGGGGGCTAATGTCTTTAACAATCAAATCACCATGAGCGTCGTTGCGCCTGACCTTATGCCCTACTGTTTGCGGCATACCTATTGCACCGACCTACAGGATGCCGGAGTACCGATAAACATAGCCCGTTACCTCATGGGGCACTCTGACATTTCCGTTACAGCCAAGATTTACACCCACACCACAGACAAGGCTATTCAGAGCGCCGCAGACCTTATCAATAAAGCTAATGGTGGATAGCTTGGTGGAAAGAACAGCTCAAAGCATTGGTATTGCTTGATTTCTAAAAGTCTCCGACTCTGTAGGTCGCACGTTCGAATCGTGTCGGGCGTACCA